CCGCAAATGGCAAATCAAGTGGCTGGGCTTGGTATGATAGTGAAGTAGAATTAATGTGTGAAAATATGCTCTATGGTTCAAATGTCTTTGGGGATAGCAACCTCGGGGGCGGTAGTGGATACAATGTTGGGCTTGGGAAGAGTCAATTACCTTTGTTTGTCTTCAGACCTGACCTAATATCTAATCGTCAAGCTTTCTGGCTTAGAGACGTTGCCACCGCCTCTCATTTCGCTTATGTGAACAGTTATGGCTATGTGGATGCTAGCATTGCGTCTAGTGCTCCTGGTGTTCGCCCTGCTTTCTCCATATACTAAGGAGGTAAAATATGAAAATAAAATTACAAGATGGTCAAGTTATAGAAAATTTAACACTTAATGGAAACAACTATATTTCAAAAAAAATAATTGATTCTTCTATATTTGAGAACAACTTAGAAAGAGTTGAAATTATAGATGAGGAAATAACTCAAGTGTATTACAATATGAAACTTGTGCAAAATATTGTGTATAACAACGAAAGTTGGTTTGTTCTCGCTGAAAAATCAGAAAATGATTTGCTGAAAGAAAGACTAGTACAAATGGAAGAGTTGGCATTAGCTCAAGGTGGTGTGATATGATTAATAAAATATTGTTGAGTATACTTGTTAGAAAAATAAGAGACGACGAATTAAAACTAGAAGATGTGAAAAGCGAAGAATATAAGATTGAAGCTAAAAAAATATTAGAACAATTATAAAAGGGGCTTAATGCCCCTCTTTCAATCTCTGCACATTATCAACAGCCCTTTGTCCTACTTGTTTGTAATATAAGCTATCCTTAAGCTGTTCTCCTGCTTCTTCCCAGTCGCCTTCCCTCAAAGCTTTCAACATCTTAGGGAACTTCTTAACTCCTGCAAGTCCCATGTTAAAAACAAGGTCTATTAATACATTTTTTCTAACTTCTCCCATATACTCTAACTCGTCAAAGTAAAATAGATAATTCAAAGACTCACAAGCTTTATGATAATGAAACTCAAATAATTCAATAGCTCTTTTCAAGCTTATAACATCTCCTTCTTTAACCTTTGAGCCGTCCTCGTATGTAGTGCAACCTATCCCGATTGTGAGAACTCCCTGGCTACACTTGTAAGCTTTCAAAATCATATCTTCATATATTATTTTCATTCTCATAGCTTCATTAACTTCAAATCCGATTTCTTCTAATATTTTTATTTTTTCTTCTTTGTAATAAGGTTTTTTGAAAACGTCTAAAAATCCACTCATTCAATCTCCTCCAATTCTATTTCTAATCTAGGGTTTTCTTTATCTTGTTCAGCTACTTCAAGACTTATTTTTTTCAGATAATTTACATTATCGTCTTCTATCATTCTAATTTCTTTCAAAGCGTCATTCAAAAACTTATCTATAACAACATAGTTGTTCAAATCACTTATACTGTTCTTGTAGAACAATTTGTACTTTATCCTATACTTTGTTAGTTTATCTCCGTTGTAAGGGCTTAGAATTGATTTTATGAGCTCGTGATAGTACTTTTTAACCTTGTTAGCTTCTTGATAGTGTGCGTTCCTATACCAGTTAAGACCAACCAGAAAAGTTTTATACCCTTTTCTAGTTTTTTTGGTATAGTACACAGGCAGAGAAAACTTATAACTCATTTGATATCCTTTCTAGCTGTCTATCTATTTTGTAAAAAATTCTTTCAACTATTTTTTCTTTGTGTTCTGATAAGAAGTCTAAATCATTCTCTCTTATAACTTTGTATATCAGTGTATCAAAGTATAGTCCGCTTGTTTGAGACAACAAAACTACATTGTCTGCTACCTCGTCTATCAAATTATCTAATATTTTTTTCTCACAAAATTTAGAAGCTCCGAACATCTCTTTTTGTGATTTGTGCATTTGATAGTTGAGCACAGCTATTTTCAATTCTTTTTTCTCAAAATTCTCAAGATATTTGATTTGATTATGTATTTCATAATGTTTGCATATATCTTGATTTTTTTCATAATATTCTATAGTAGACTTCATATCCTCACCTCGTCAAGTATTTCTTCTCTAAGATTGTTAAGCTTCCCAGAGAAAATTTTTAAATATCTTTTTTCTTTCTTGCTCAAGTATTTATCGCATAAATCAATCTTTTCTGATATATATTGCGAAAATACAGTTAGAAAGCTAGTCAACTACTCCCACCAAATCAAAGATTAGGAAGGAGCTTGTATCTAACCTTGCAGTAAGAACGGCTTTAAGCCTCCTGCATTTTATCGCTTAAAAGCGTGTTGATACATCAGAGGGTGGCTGACGACACCCTGACTATACCAGTTTACTGATATAATCCTTCAGCTATATAGTTTACACCTTTAGCTTGAAGGTTAATTGCACCTATACGGTCATCATTACTTGTATAACCACAGGTTTTGCATTTAAAAGTATGAGTTTTCTTGTTTCTGTTAGACTTTTCTACATGACCACATTTTGGACAAGTTTGAGAAGTGTATTTAGGGTCAACAACAATCACTTTAGAACCAACGAGACTCGCTTTGTATTCAAGCATTTGTCTAAATTGATAGAAACTCCAAGAAACAGAAACATAACGATTATTCTTTCTAACTTTTTCAGTAGCTTGTCTAACATTAGATAAGTCTTCTAAAACAAAAAGAGTATTGCTACCGTATTTATCAACGAGTGCCTTTGTAACTTGATGATTTATATCCGTTACCCAACGGTTTTCTCTTGAACCGATAGCTTTTAATCTTTTTCTTGAAGAAGGTGTTTTAACCTGTTGTAATTCTTTTCTGATTTTAGAAAATTGACCTCGTTTATTCTTAATTTGTCTACCATTAAAAAAGTCAGTTTTACCTTCAGAATCATAAGTGGTTGCTAAAAAATTAATACCTAAATCAATACCTACAACTTTGTTACAGGTTGTATAATCAAAGTCGGGCATCTCTTTTGTCATAGGGATATGCAAAAAGAATTTGTCGAATTTGTATACTAATTTAGCGGTACCAAATACCCAAGTTTTATCAAAGTATTTTTCCATAGATTTGATTTCAAAAGGTATTTTTAATCTTCCGTCAACAGAATTGACAGAAAATACTTGTTTTTCAATGTTTAAAGAATAGTCTCTATTCCAAACAAGGTCATATTCTGGTTTTTTAAAATTAATCAAGCTAAATTTGTGACCATTTGATTTTGCTGATTTATATCTTGCTATAACTGTTTTAACAACAGAACAAGCCATTTGAGATTTCAAACTAAAGTTATTTCTTAATTCATTGTAAGAGTGTTTGTGTACACTACTTTGATTCAAATCTTGAGAATCAAAAATATATTCAGAAACAAAATTACAACCTTTTACATATTTACTCATAGTATTTTTTAAGTGTTCAGATTGAATATCAGTAGGCATAATTTTAATTTTTGCAGTAATTGTACTTAACATTAATATCACCTCACTTCTTCACTATAATATATTATAGCATATTTTAGTGAATAAGTCAAGAGTTTAAAAAATTAAAAAAGGAAGTTTGAGGCAGAGATAGGCATTCCTCTCCAACCAATACAGTAGTTTGGATTGGAGTATCCTGCCAAGCTAATGAAATCAAAATCCTTGTCAGGAACATTACAAATTTTAAGTTTTTTAATCCTTCTTGCGTGCAACCATACTCTTTACACACAAGCATTATTTCTTTTTCTTTCATAAGTCATCACTCCTTATAATTCAAAGGGGCATATAGCCCCTAAAATATTCCGTCTGTATCTAAATCAAGATTAACAACTTCATCTTTTTTCTTGATTTCTGATATTGTCTTTTGAGCTTCTGCCTGCAACTCTTTTACAACTTCATTATTAAGATACATTCCCCCTAATAAAAGTAACCATTTCTCTTGTTCTGCTATTATTTGATAATAATTTCTATCTACGTTACCAAAGTTAAGCGTGTTCAAGATGTTGTAGCCATCTTCCTTAACCTTGTTAGATTTTATAAGAGTCGCATACTTTGATTGGCTATTATCTAATATATCAGCGTGTACTTTGATTTGATTACCCATTCCACGACCTAGATAGTTATATCCAGCTCTAACTGTGTTCATCAAATCCCTGAAATCGAATACAGTTTCACAACTTCCACCTTCATTAATTAGCTCGTCAAAAGCTGTAGCTATGTATTTGTTAATAGATTGAGTATCGGAAGTGTTGTTGAATATGAAGCAAGGATAAACATCTTTTACCTTTTCAAAATCCCTTATAAATGAAGTAGAGTTTAGTTTGGTTATATTCCCCTCGTTCTCATAATACATAATAGGTGCTAACCACGCCTTTTTCCCCAAGCTTCTAACCTCATCAGCCAGAAGCAGAGCAGAACCACTACCAGTTCCACCTCCTGCTCCAAACGGGATTATAACAAGCTCAATCTTGCTATTCTTGAAACAACTTTGTAAGGCTTCTCTTACCTTGTTTCTTTCTTTTGAAAAATTATCTTTTGAGAGATTTCTGTTTTTTCCACTCCCTTCTGTATTTCCTATAACAATCTTATTAACAACTTTTTCTAACTTGTCTAAGTCACTATTTGCAGTATTGAAAGCTAGAGTTTCATACCCTAGCCCTGCCATTTCTTCTGCAATGTTTCCTCCAGCTTGCCCTGTTCCTAGGACAAGTACTTTATTTTTGTTCATTTATACCTCCTAAATTTTTATTTTGTCAAAAAGGGAATTCGTCCTCAAAATCATCTTCTCTATCTATCTTGCTAAATTTTATTTCTTGCTCTTGCTTTGAACTTAAGAACTCTATTCTGTCAACAATTACACCTGTTTTGCTAACCTTTTGTCCGTCTTTTTCGTAGCTGTCCTGTTGTAGCCTTCCTTGAACTCCACACTTACTTCCTTTTCTTAGATACTCTCCTATAAGCTCTGCGGTCTTTCCAAAAGCCGTGCAACTTATAAAGTCTGTTTCGCCCTTTTTAAACTCTCTTGATACAGCTAGAGTGAAACGTGTATACGCTCCACCACTAGCTCCATATTTAAGTTCTGGGTCTTTTGTGAGATTCCCTGTTAAGATTACACTATTCATTTTTTACCCCCTTAGGCATAACTACTGAATTGTCCCCAACCTTCAGATACACTCCATCAACTTCAAGACCTTTTTTTACAGCGTCTTTTAGTTGTTTTTTATCTATTTCTACTTTTACTATTTCAAATTCAGAAGGAACTTTAGCATTGTCTTCCACTATTAAGCTTTCGACACCTTTTCTTAGAGTTATATTCCCAAGCTCTGTTTTCACAGATTTTATTTCCAGTTCTTGCATAGTGTATTTTATCTTTTCTTTGAATCTGCTTTGATTATTAGAAATGACTTTCTTTCTGTCTTTAAGCATATTTTCAAGTCTTTTTATCTTTTCAAGTTCTGTTTCAAACTCGGAGTTAACAAATATTAGTCCTTTGCCTTTCTCTTGTAATTCAGACAAAATAAATTCATCTAAGTCTTTTAAGTCTTGTTCTTCTAGTTCTTCTTTGTCAATTAGATACAATATTTCTTTTCTAGTTTCAATCATTTCATACATTTTCATTTAAATTCCTCCTGTTATTTTGTGCAAGGGCAGATTGTATATATCCGTCCTTGCTTTGTTATAGTCTTTTCTCATAAAATCACTTCCTCAAATTTTTATAACAGTCTTTCAGTTGAGCTTCAGACATCTGCATTAATCCTTCAACTTTGTAGTGCGAAGTAATCTTATCTAGCCTGTCCATATCGTCGCCTATGATGTCAAGGCAGGCTTTTATAGCTTTGTCCTTGTCGAATATTTTGTTTTGAGTTTTTGGACGTTTTGCAGTGTCGTGTTTGTCTTTGTCTAAGCTATCTACTACATCAGCTTCTTGTATCTCATAAGCGTTTAAATATAGATATCTTCTCAAGTAAGTTGAAGTAGCTCCTAACTCTTGAATAGGATTAGCCCCTTTCATTTGAGCTGGAACATTTGGTATTTCAAAAGAAATTACCTCGTCCGATCTCTCACAATTAATTAATTTTAGCGTTGCATTTTCGCTATCAAACTCAAACAAAGATATTAATTTAAGTTCTTTGTTTATGCTGTTTATCGCAGGAAGTATATCTGCCAGTTCATAATATTTGAACTTAGCAAATTTATTTTCTCCTGTTTTTTTTAGTTCAGCTTCTTGTAACTGAACTCTTGCAATTGATAATTTCTCATATATATTCATAATCAATCCTCCTTCGGCTCGACTATCTGTCAAGCCTAAATATGTATTTTCCGTTAAGTTCGATAAACTTGTTATTCTCACAGTTGTCTATAAACCAACCGTCATATGAGAATTCGAATTCAAGTTCAAAGAAAACATCTAAGTAGTCGCCGTCCATTATTTCTTGAGCAACAAGATTTTTTACGTGTTGCTGGTCGCACACTAAATCAGCCGAGCTATTTAATCTTTGCTGTATATCCCAGTCTGGGAGTTCAAGCAAATCAATTATAATTTTCATTTTTCTCAATCCTCCATATTTTTATTTTTATCAGTCCTAGTTCGCCACATCTACTTAGTGACTTGCTTTAACATCTGCTAAAGCCTCATCTTATGTACAGTTTACAGTAAAAAATAGTTTATGTCAAGAAAAAGTTTGATTTTTTTAAAAAAAAATGTTATACTTTTGAAAAGGGAGGGATTATGAATATAAATAAAGAAATAAAAGAATTGATACTAAAAGAAGGTGTAAAACAAGATTGGATAGCTAGCAAATTTGGTGTGACAAAACAAACGGTATCAAATTGGGTAAACAAAGAGGATATGAAATTTAATACAGCTCAAGAAGTTTTAGGACTGTTGGGATATGAATTTTTGATAAGAAAAAAGGAGGATTAATATGTTTGATATCAATAAGCTACCAGAGTGGAAATCTGCCCTGGATGAGGGATTTAGTCTTGAAAAATCTATCTTAATGTCTGGGCTTAAAAAAATTTATATATTTAAAGATTCATGTTTTGGCAGAGGTGTATATTGTTTCGGGGTTTTAGGAAAAGAAGATATTGAAATAATTGAAAAAGATTTTGATGTGTTTTGTAAAAAAGTATCGCAAGCTATTTTGAACAGTCAAGAATAGCCTTAAAACGTCCATAGACGCATTCCAAATCTTTTTTCGACTATTTGTTAGGGTAGAGGGTTAGAATGCGTTAAAATTGAAATTAGGAGGGATTATGATAGAAATACATTATATAAGAGAACATCTTAAAGCTTTATATTATTCTACTGACGAGTTCGGGAAAGAAAGAATAGAAGAAATAAGGAAGTTGTTAGATGAATTAAGCAAAAAGTTGGATAAAGCAGATTAATTTCTGCTTTTTTCATAAAAAAATAAATTAAAGTATTGACAAGAGTAGCTATTAATTATATAATCTAAGTAGCTACAGAAAGGAGGTTATAAATGAAAGAAAAAATGACTACTCTTAGAAATGTTGGTAACAATTCAAAACAAGCAACCGTTCCAAAGTTTGTTTTAGAAAAATACCCAAAAGCTAAGGGTATAAACTGGATTGTAAAAGGAAAAAAAATTACTGTTGAGGTGGTGGAATAGTGGAAAGAGATTTTAAAGGTATTTGGATACCTAAAGATATATGGCTTTCTGAAGAATTAACATTACAAGAAAAAGTTTTTTTAGTTGAGATAGACAGCTTAGACAACGAACAAGGTTGTTATGCTGGGAATGAATATTTTTCTAAATTTTTTGGTTTAAGCAAAACTAGAGTCAGTATAGTTATAAATAGTTTGGTTAAAAAAAAATATATAACCTCTACAATAATCTATAAAGAGGGTACCAAACAAATATTAAAGAGGGTATTAAAGGTTTGTTATAGAGGGTATATAAGGAATGTTAAAGACCCTATGCAAGAAAAGTTTATAGAGAGTAATACAGTTAATAATACAATTAATAATACAGTTAATAATACAACAGAGAAAGAGTTAGATAAAGATAAAGAGAAAGAAATAGAGATAGAAATAGAAAAAAATAAAAACTTATTAACACCAGAACAAATAGAAAATTTAAATTCTAAATTTCCTGATGTTGATATAGAAATATACATAGAAAAAATAAAAGATTGGGAGAACAAGAAAAATAAAAAGTACAGTAATTATAATCTGGCTATACAAAACTGGATAAAAAAAGATATAGAAAAACATAACAGTTATGAAAAGATAGTAAAAATAAAAGAAGATAAAAAAATAAACATAATGGAAGAAATAGAAATATGGGAGTGATATGATGACAGTAATAGAATTAGCAGAAAAACATCTAGGCGAATACAAACAGAGAGGAGAGGAACTAAATATAAAAACTTGTCCTTTCTGTGGCAGAGACAAATGGAAGTTCTATTTGAATTCAGTTACAGGTAAATATAAATGTTTTAGTGGTAGTTGTAATGCTGGTGGAGAATTTGTAAGATTAGAAGAAAAATTTGGAGTCAAACTAAAATTAGAAGAAAGAAAAAAAGAAAATAAAACAAATATAGTAAAAATAAACGAAAATGATTTTACTTTCAAAAGTAAAACAATGCTTGATTACGCAGAAAAAAGAGGGATAAGCAAAGAAACGCTTATAGAGTGCAGGGTACTTTGGAGCAAAAAAAATAAAGCGATGACTTTTTTCATAACAGAAGGTTTAGAAGAAAAGCCAGATGAAGAAGGTAAAAATGGTAAGGCTAATATAGTTGGTATAAAATACAGAACAACAGATAAAAAAATTTGGGCGGAAAGAGGGTCTAAATTATGTCTTATAGGTTGGGATTTGATAGACAACAAAGAAGACACTGTTTATATAACTGAAGGCGAGTTTGACTGGATGACATTAAAAGAACTTGGATATAAAAATTCTGTTACAGTACCAAGCGGTACCTCTAACTTTGATTGGATAGAATACAATCAAGATTGGCTTAAAAATAAAAACATAATCTTGTGTTTCGATGGCGACGACGCAGGTAAAAAAGCTACTAAAAAAGCCGTGGAAAAGATAGAATGCAAAAGCATAAAATATGTAAACTTCAATACAGGATATAAAGACGCTAATGACGTTTTAATAAATCAAGGGGTAATAACACTCACAGAAATACTAGAAAATGCGTCAGAATTGAAATCAGAAGGAATTAGAGATATAACTGATATAGGTAGATTCAATATAAACGATATAGAGAGATTTAAAACAGGAGTAACTACGTTAGATTATTGTATAAGAGGTCTAAAAGAAACAGAGTTAATAGTAGTTGCAGGAGAGAACGGAAGCGGTAAAACTACTCTTGTATCACAAATAATACTTAATGCACTAGAACAAAATAAAAACACATTTGTTTATAATGGTGAATTGGGCGAGGAAATGTGGAAAGATTGGTTAATGTTACAAGCTAGTTGTGGGGAAGGTATAGAAACTAGAAAAGACGAGATGATAGGTGTTGTGGATTACTATGTTTCAGACGACAAATACAATCAAATAAACAATTGGATTAAAGGAAAATTGTTTGTAAATACATCTAAGAAAAAAAGCGACCCTAAGGACATTATAAATTCTATAAAGAACGCTTACAAAAAAAATAATTGTTTCTTATTTGTATTGGATAATCTAAGCACTATAAACTTCTTAGGAGATAGACAAAAACACGAATTGCTAGGAGAGTTTGTAGTTGAACTCAAGGAACTAGCTAAAGAATATAACATATGTATATTAGTTGTTAACCACCTGATTAAAAGCGAAGGAAAACCTAGCAAAGATAAAATAAAAGGTTCTGGTATAGTTAGTGACATATCTGATACAGTGCTTTTAGTTGAGAAAGGTAAAATACATATATCTAAAAATAGATTTTATGGAATTTTACTTGATTTTGAAACAGAATTTTGCAAGAAAACAAAGAGGATATTTGATTCTAATTATGCACAATCTGAATCAAATAAAAAAATAAATTATACCGAAGGGTTTATATGGATAGAGGAGGAACTGCCGTTTTGATGTTAGATAAAGAACAGTTCAAACAAAGTTTTAAAAGAATGCTAGACAACGAAAATATGCTGAAAAAACATACTGAATCTGACGAAAATTTTAAAACTAATTATCTCAAAATGATGAGTATATTAGAAAAAAACTTTATAAATGAAGAAATAAAAAGCTTTATGGAGGAGGTGGATGATGACAGATATTAAAAAAGAGTTGGAACAATTTATAAAAACACGAGAAAAAGGATGTGATTTTGCTTATGTAGAGTGTAAAAAAATAATATATAAATATCAAGAGCAAGGAAAATACAGAAGTTGTAGAGAATATGAAGAATTAATAAAATTTATCTGTGACAAATTAGAATATTAGGAGGAACTATGACCAAACAACTATACGAAGAACTAGAAAAAGTAAAAGCTAAAACTAGAGACTATATGAAAAGAGATATAAAACCTGAAATGAAACTTAATCTGTCTGCATTAATTTGCAAGATAGAAGATACACAACTAAATCTTAAGAGGAGTGAGGAAGAATGAAAGAAATCGAAAGTTTGATAGAATATTTTAGAAAATTAGATATAGAAGTTATTTATGATGAAAAAGAAAAAGTTTTGAAAAGTAAAAAGTCCTAGCAGATGAGAACTAGGACTTCGACTAAATAAAAATTAAATTGAGTGATTAAGTTATTATATCACTTGAGAATGAAAAAATCAAGGAGGACAAGATGATTAAAGAAACTTTAGAAAAATTTGGATTAGAAATAAACGATATAAAACTTTGTCAAGAATTGCAGAAAAAAGATAAATTAACAGGTTTTGAGCGTTCTTATTATGATAAAAAAATAAATAAAATAATAGACTTTCGCAGATGTCTATTAGAAAAAGGGTGCAGGCTAAAGGAGATAGAAAAGCTTTTCCCGAGCGGGAAAAAGGCTTACCATAGCAAAACAAGAGGTATATTTGCAAACAATCTAGTTTTGCAGAGAAAAAATTCAAGATTGGGGGCGGTTAGATGACAATTAAACAACTTTCAAGGATAGTTCCTCCAAAAAAAATAGAGAGCATAGCAAAGAAAATTAACAAATTTGAGCATATATTAGCAGAAGAAAAGCAGAAGCAGAGAGAAAATAGAACGAAAAGATAAGGGCATACTTGCCCTTTTTTTATTTAAGTTGTATAATATTACTAACTAGTAATAAAAGGAGGTCTATATGTCTGAACTCAATAGGATAAATCAAGAAAATAATGCTTTGAGACATCATATCAAAAAATTACAAACAGAAAGCGAAATGAAAGCAAGCAGCGACAGCTCTGTTGATTTGAAAGAATCTATAGAAATAGATGAACTTGTGTTGATTTTGATGCGTGTAAAGAAGGATAACAACCTTGAAAAGTTGAAAATATTAGCAAGCAAAGAGCAGGAAAATGATGATTTAGACCCCTTCCAACCCCCTTAGAAAAGGGGTTTAAGGTTGATAAGTTCTGGTCTATAGCTTCACTTTTATTTTGGGTTTTGCTGTATTTCAAACTTAAGGAGTGATCTAAGATGTGCAAAACGTTCAAAGAATGGTGGCGATATTGGTTTGGAGCTACAGAAAACGAAAAGGAGGAAGAAGAAAATGAAGAAGAAAACAAAAAAAATAATTGATTGGTTATTTTTTGGAATAGGTTCTGTAATGTTCATTAGCGGAGCTATATTGTCGCAGGTGGCTTAATGGAGAGTTTGGGTATAGATATATTGACAACTTTGACAACTTCGGCTCCTAAGTGGCTTCAAGGTCTGGGAGCTTTGGCTGTTGCTAAGGGAATAACAGGTATATATAGAATGCAATATCAGAAGATTAAGGACTTGCAAAAAGAGAATGCAGAGCTAAAAAGAAAGTTGGTGGAAAATGGCATTAGTTGATACTAAAGGCATAGGAGAGGCAATAAGTGGAGTAGCTGGTAAGTTTGTAGGAGATAAAGCAGAAAGAGATAGAATGACTGCCGAGATAGAGAAAGAGATACTAAGAACAAAGCAACCTGCGATTAAGACTATGTTTGAAAAAGGAGCTATACCTTGCTTGTACTGGCTATTTGCTTTCATAATGCTTAATAATATGATTATAGTTCCATATGTAGAATTTTTTTCGGGGGATAAGTTCCCTGAACTGGTGTTAGACCCCGCATTTGAGAGTTTGCTGCAAACTGTAACAATGTGGCTGTTTGGTAAGAAAGGTGTAGAAAAAGCAGTTGAAAAATGGAAGAAACAATGTTATAATTAAGTATAACAAATGACAATCTTGACCCTCTGAAAACCCAACAAAATAAGTACGAGGGTCGAGAGCTACCAACTTTGACAACTTTGGAGCTATAAAACTGTATAAGAACGTCGTGAGACGTGCGAGACTAGTAACCGAAAGGGCTAGTCTTTTTATTTTTAGGAGGTGTATATGGAAGGTTATACAGGCAGAAAAAAAGATAGTTGGGTAGAAATAATAGGCACAGAAGAACACGATACAAAAGAATTTAGATTTTTGAGAGAAAACGGCAAAGTTTGGGAGAATGTATATTTTGAAGAAAAAGGAAACTTTAAAGGTTTTGAAAAGGATAAAAAAGAAACGGAAGAACAACTTTTGAAGAGATTAGAAGAAAGACAATTAAAGAAAGAAAAAATTAGCTTTCAAGAACTTGACAACTTTGACAAAGCAACAGAAAAATTATTGAAAGATTTTGAAGAAAGAAACAAATTGAAAATAAAAGGATTTCACAGAATTATGACTACTACAAAAGGTGAAATCAAAGAAAGGAGTTTAGCGTTCTTTGAGATAGTTATTTAATCAGATTATTAATTTAGTCTGATTTTTTTTGTGCCCTGAAAGTGTTGGAAATATTGAGTTTGTAGAAAAAAATAAAAAAAGTTTAATTATTTTTATGAAAAAGGTTGACATATGTATTTATATGTAGTATATTATTAATATAAAGATGAAGCAAATAAAAAAATGAGGAGTGATTAAGATGAAATTTACAAGCGAAATGATGAAAAGAGTACACGAAATAGCAGCAACTATGGAAGGGGATTATATAGCGAGATTATCACTAGCTTTCAGAGAAGTTATGAAAGAGGAAGAGTTAGAAGGAACTGAAAAACAAGTTGCTTGGGCTAAAGATATAAAATCTAGAATGTTAGCAGAATTATCAGAAGCTATAGAGCAAGTTCATGCTTTTATGATTAACAGAAGAATTAAAAAAGGAATGACTTTAGAAGAAGCAGAACAAAAATCAGCAGATAAAAATTATTTAGAGTCTTTAAACAAACACAATATACCGATGTTTGAAAAAATATCTAACGAAAAATCAGCTAAATGGTTTATCGAAAACAGAAATGAATATTTTGCACAAATGTATGCAAATATAGATTAAAAAGGAGAAAAAATATGAAGAAAAGATACGCAGCATTACATCTATATTGCAAGAGCGAAGAAGAAAGAGAAGCTGTCAAGAAAGCTTTGCTGCTTCTAAGATTAGAAACGAACGCAAAAACTAATTCGGAAGCGATTATAAAAGCTTCTGAAAAAAATTAAAAAACTGTTGACAATGATACATATATGTAGTATACTTATAACAAGAAGCAAGACAAATTAAAAAAAGGAGTGGTTGAGATGAAGAAGAAAATACTAACTAAGAAAAGCACAGAAGAAATGGAAGGACTAGGGTATGAATGGGGAACCGTAAGTCTACCAGCTGGTAGAAACGGAGTATACCAATTGGAATGTTGGCACAATGATGAATACTATGTAGTTTTCAAATAATTTAACCCCTTTACGCTTCCCTCGTGTGAGGGTGGGGTTGAGTGGTTAAAAATAAGCTGGCGAGCTATAAAACGCAAATAGGAGGATTGAAAAATGGAAAAAATTATAAGAACTGTCTCAATAAAAAATCAAGCTGGAATAGAGCTTGATAGAATAAATATTAACGATTTCTTCAATTTTGAAGAGGGCGACCCTTCGATAGAAGAAATGAACAATCTTATGATTGAAGAGGCAGAAAAAAAAGCCTCGTTATATGAGCAAAAAGTGAATATGTACTTTTATGACTAGCCTAGCTAGTCTTTTTTTTTACTCTTTTATATGATATAATACTACTAGTTAGTAATAAAAATAGAAAGGGCGTGATTATATGAGTTCGAGCGGTAGAAATCGTACGGACAAAATAAAATTAACACCTAAACAACAGGCGTTTTGCGACTACTATTTGCAGAGTGGGAACGCAACAGAATCGGCTATCAAGGCAGGGTATAGCAAGAAGACTGCTCGGTCAGTAGGTGCAGAAAACTTAACAAAACCTTACATTATCGACTATATAAAAGAAAGGCAATATAAAATACATAGCTCTAATATAGCCACAGAGGTCGAAATAAAGGAGTTTTGGACTTATGCAATGATAAGTGCAGGGAACGAACTGAAAGACCGTATCAAAGCGTCAGAGCTTCTGGCGAAGACTAAAGGAATGTTCTTAGATAAGCAAGAAATCAAAATCACTTCTAGTACAATATTAGAAGAACTTAAGAAGATGACACCAGAGCAGATACAGGAGCTTCTGAATGAATTATAAGGACTTATTGAAGCAATTAATCGAGAAGAAAACAAAAGCAAGGGAGCATCTGCTTGACTATATGAAAGTAATTAAGAGAGATTATGAACCTGCTTGGTTTCATAAGACTATATGCAATGAATTAACAGATTTTGCTTTTTCTGACGAAAGAGAATACAAAATGTTATTTGTCCCTCCTCAGAATGGTAAGAGCCTACACTCTACTCTAGGACTACCTACATTCTTGCTTGGGTTAGACCCTAGACTCAAAATAGCTGTAATAAGCTACAATAACGAGGTTGCAAGCTTGTTTGGAGATGACATATCGAGAATATTGAAATCAGATGACTATAAGAGTGTTTTTCCTAACACGATAACGGGAGTAGCAGGGCTTAAAGATAACAAGTACATTACAGAGACCACAGAGGGCGGATATATAATTTCAGTCGGGACAAATGGTACTTTGACTTCTAGGACCGTTGATATTTTCATATTTGATGACTTGTACAAGGGGGCAAGTGACGCATGGAGTGTGGCGTATAGAGAAAAGGTATGGAACTTCTATAATACAGTAGCAGAAACAAGGGGGCACAAAAAAGAAAAGATGTTAATTTTGTACACAAAGTGGCATGAAGACGACCTAGCAGGTAGATTAGTAGACTTATACCCTGATAAGTGGCATGTAACTACATTTCAAGGGATTAAGACAGCAGATTTCAATCATCCTGATGACCCTCGAGAAATAGGAGAGATACTTTGGGGAGAAAGGCATTCGCTCGACAAATACCTAGACTTGAAAGAACGTGACGAGGTAGCATTTGAAGCACTTATACAACAAAATCCTACTCCTGTTCGTGGATTAATGTACCCCGACCATAAGGTTTGGGATTTGTCTAATATAGAAGATATAAGAGGGATTAAGAAATTCTATGTTGATACAGCAGATACAGGAAAAGACTATCTAACTGCTATTTTCTATATAGAATCACAAGAATATATCTACATATATGATATATATCACACCCAAGACGATATGGATAGAACAATGATAGAATTAGCTAGAAGGATTGCTGTTAACAAGTCACAAGAAGGCGTCATAGAGGCTAATAATGGCGGTAGATTCTACCGTTCACAAGTAGAAAACAAGGTAAACAAAGATTACAAATGGTATCCGAAAATCAAAGACTTAACGCAGACACAAAACAAAGACACAAGAATTTTCTCTAACAGTGCAAACGTAAGAAATTATGTGCTATTCCCAGAAGGTTGGGAAAAAGACTTTCTTAGTGCATACAGAGAGTTCACAAAATACAGAAGAGACGGAGAGAATGAACATGATGACTTTGAAGATTGCTTGACTGGTTGTGTAGAACAAAACAAACACATAACAAGAATTAACAGAGAAGGCTTGAAATTTGACGTAAGGAGGTAATAATGGAATTAAACAATATAAACAGAAGCTATAAAATGGCTATTAACGATGATAGTTATATTAATTATGTTGACAACAAGCTTCTGTTCGAAGGGAAAGCTAACAGGGTTTTCTATGACAGCATAATGAAAAGAATTAAGCTGGCTTATAAGGGTAGAATAAACGGAGACAACTTGTACACGGAATATAAATATGACGGAAGCAAGTATACTCCTATCGGAACTTCAATGAGTTCTGATGATTTCAAAGGAGCCTTGAAAGACTTAATAAGCAACAACGATATGCATAAGACTAGTTCGGAGATATTCTCTAAGTTAGCCTTGAACGAAGGCTTGTTATGGACTTGTGCAGAAGGGACAGAGGACGCTTGTGAGGAGTTGGTAGAAGATTATGATGTAGAAGCTATGTCAAAGTCTATGATTAAGAATTTGGACTATGCAGGGGCTTTGCTAGTCAAGTATATTGAAGCAGGAGAGGAACAATATGTAGACTATGTATCGGTATGTAATTATTTCCCTATTTTTTCAAGGTATTCTCTATGCAAAGTCGTAGGATACGTTGAATATCAGTGCGTAGATACTGATAACGATATATTCTTATTCACTGTGCACGAAGAATTTAGAAAAGAACTGTTTTTCGGAAGGTTCAACAAGACGGAGTGTGAGATAGAAATAGTAGAAGCTAATGAAAAGTTATTGAACGCTGTAGGGTTCGAGGTAGAAGACCTAGGAGAATTTGCTATCGAGGGCTGGGAAGTCAAAGAAGTGCTTATAGACAGAGATAGAGGCAGAGCATACGGAGATAGCAACTATTCAGAAGCGAGCAAGACAAATATAAGAGACTGGATAGTCATAGATACAGCAGAAGGGCAATCTATAGACACATTCTTAAGACCAAAAATCATTGCTGATGAAGGGTTTTTCGAGAGGACTAGAGATGATGAAGGAAGAATGGTCTTAGACCTAACTCAAGACGTAATCAGGTGGTCTCAAGGTGGAACTGAGAAGCCTTTTTTTGAAACTGTTAAGAATGAATATAATTTTGAAGGTGGAAAATCAGTCAAGGAACAAAAGGAATTAGCTATTTATAGAAGCTTGAATTATAACGAAACAGCAACAGGAACAGGCGAGAAGGGATATAATAGCATAAGCGGTAAGATGATTGATCTGATAGTACCTATTCAGAGAGCTACAGAGTTATTCAATGCAGTCAAGAAAGGATTAGAGTTCGCTTGTAATAAGATATTAGAGAAAAGGGGAATACAAGCTGAATTAACGTTCAAAATGGGTTCTCCTCTGACATTAACACAAAAAGAAAAGATAGAAAATACAGGGCTAGAAGTAGAGAACAAGCTTAAGTCAAATGTAGAAGCCATAGCAGACTACAGAGGCATAAGTATGGAAGAAGCAGAAGAAAAGTATAAGACTATAGAAGAAGAAAGCAAGGTGCCTATTTTCACTGAAACAGATATGTAATTAGAGGGTTTATCCCTCTTTTTTTATCTATTTTTATCTATTTTTCTTGTTGATAAAAGGTTAATTATGGTATAAGATATTAATAAGATAAAAAAAATATAAAAGGAGTGATTAGAATGAAAAGTAAAATAGAGCTTGAAATCAAGCTCGCCAAAAACGGAACGAGCAAAGGGTTTATAATCCCTGCACCTGTTCTTAGAATGATTAAGGCGGAGTTAGGGAAGAAGTATAACGTAACGATAGAAGAATTGAAGGAGGAAGAGTAATGGGATATATATTCTTGTGCATAATGGCAGTTTTGGTGCTGTATGTAAGTTACACGAAAGAAAAAAATCTTAGGTTTGAAATAGACAGCGAGGTTTATTACGACGACATAGAAGACCCTTTGTTTTTGAGTGAAGGGGAAGAAGTTGTTAACGGGAAATATAGGAGGATTAAAAATGATTAAAAAAATGATGATAGCATTTCTAATGCTGATGATATGCAGCATAACAAGCGCAGAAGATACAACGTATAATCAAGTTAAAGAGCTGTTCAGAGTAACTTCTGAATATATAGTTGACAATAGTGGAGAGATACTTAAGTACATAGCAGAAAGAGAAATCGAACCTGCTGAAAGGGATTTTGATATCACAATAGGATTAAGTCCTTATACACAGCACTTGTTCACAGATAACTTGAACGAGGGCCTTTTCTCCGAAAATCAATTAATCCAGTTAGGTGTAGAGAAAAACAATATTTCAATTACTTTCACTTATTTTGAAAATAGTTACTATAACGATTCTTACTTGATCATGATAGATAAAAAGTATTATAGAAAAGAGGACGACAAAGAAAAAAGAGACTGGTTTCTTAGGTGGGGACTAGGTGTTGTAAAGGGATATGAGCGTGATGGAGACATTTATCACCGAGAGGGTAACACTTACTATGCTGAAAAGTCCAATTTCGTCTTATTCGACGATATAGGCGTTATAGGGACTGTTGGAGCTGGTTACACCTATAAGAAGTTTGATTTTTCATTAGACTTTTTTGGTGAGTGTGCAGTACTGGGGGTGGAATATAAAATATGACATACAAATTTGGAAATTATAAAAAATATAGAAGTTTGGAGAAAGAAGTTAAGCCTGTTAATGGTGATGGTTATGACGCATAACGAATTGATTATGCTACAATCCCTGCCCTTGGACATTAAAATATCTAAAACAAAACTAAGAATACAAGAGTGGGTAGAAGAATTTGGATTAGATGGTGTTTATGTTGCCTATAGTGGAGGTAAAGATAGCGAAGTTCTATTAGATATATGTAGAAGCTTATATCCTAATATAAAAGCTGTTTTTTCAAATACAGGACAAGAATTTCCAGAAACCATTAAACAAGTTATTATGAGAAAAAAACAAGGATATAATATAGATGTGATATGCCCAAAAATGAAATTCAAAGATGTTGTTGAGAAATATGGGTACCCTGTTGTGAGTAAAGAGCAATCACAATATATATCGCAATATAGAAATGCAAAATCAGAAAAAACCAAAAAACTAAGATGGGAAGGCAAAAACGGAAGTTGGAAAATAAGCGAAAAATGGAAATATTTAGCAAATGCACCGTTTAAAATCAGCGATAAGTGTTGTGACGTTCTAAAAAAAGAACCTATAAAAAATTATAATAAAACTACTCAAAGAAAAGCCATTGTTGGGGTTATGTCTTCCGAAAGCATCGGCAGGAAAAGAAGCTATTTAAAAACTGGATGTAATAGTTTCAACTCTAAAAATCCTCAAAGCAAACCTCTTGGATTTTGGAAAGAGGAAGATATATGGCAGTACATAAAAGAATTTAATTTAGAAATTTCTGAAATGTATACTAAATACGGTAGAACAAGAACAGGTTCGTAAAACAGCCGTTTCCAACAGTGATGTTGGTTATAATAATGCGATTAACGCTTGGTAAGCGGTGTCTGGAAGCAGGCTAACGGGGAAAGCTAAGTTTAAAAAATATGCCAATCCCGTGCTATTTATTTGATTTTGTTGTTTGTTTGGTGTATGTTGTAGTAATCACCTAAACAAACAAAATCAAAAAAGAGTGTAGAGACTATCCCGTTGGGGAGTAGGGCGGAGTTTACCACCGTTCGAAACATCGCACATCTTGGAAAAGATGAAGAGTTAGTCCGTACCATTGGAAACAATGGAATAATATGTGTTATGGTTGCTTGTTTGGATGTCATATAGAAGAACAAAAAACAGGTACTAATAGAATAGTTGAATTGAGTAAAACACACCCAAAATTATATAATTATTTGATGAAAGAACTTAACTATGAACACGTTATGCAGGTATTAGGATTAAAGACTAAACCCGATTATCTGCCGAACGATATAAAAGATTTGTGTAAAGAAGAAAAAGAAAAAGAACAAATTAGTATGTTTTAACATAGTGAAACCAGTAATTTTATGCTATAATGCAGTGTAAGAAATTAATAATAGTCGAGGTTGGCAAAGGAAGTCATGAGCCTTTGTATAGTTGTCCCACATCAACTTAACCTCCGACTAATTTTAAAGAGTTGTGGGAAATGTGGAGGTAAATATGAATTATATTAAGCAAGCCGATTTGAAAGATTTTAATTTCTTACAAATTCCAAGATTTATATGGGATATGTATCTGAAAAAAGAAATCAACGAATTGGCTTTTAAAATTTATGTAGAGTTTTTTGACAGGCTGAAATTATCTGCTTATAACAAATGGTTAGATAAAGATGGAAATGTTTTTATAAAGTATTCTTATGAAGAACTTATGGAAATATTGGATTTAAAATCTAAAGGCAGTATAGCCAAAGGAATCAACTGTTTAAAGGAAAAAGAGCTGATACTACAAGAAAAAGGATTTAACACTTCTAGCAAGTTCTACCTCTCTAACGTATTAAAATCAACAGTAGTACACGAACGTGAACACAGTAGTACACAAATGGAAACACAGAAGTACACGAACGTAGACGCTAATAATAATAACTATAATCATAATAACTCTATTAATAACAAAAAAACATATATTAAGGGTAGACACAGTCTACTTGACTGCAGATATAAAAATATATCAGAATTCAAAGAGGATATAGCTAAACATACAAATAGTGAAGTGATTAGAGAAATATTAGAAAAAACATATCATAAATTTCTAGAATACGGTATAAATCACTATAAATTAAACAAAGAACAATTCGATAACATTATAGAGCAGATAAATGATACAGTGTGTGAAGTTTGCAAAAATTGGGAACAAATATTTGATATGTTGGACTTTTATTTCATGTTAGATAGGAAATACTATTCTATGCAAGACTTATACAGCTATAAAACGTTAGGTTATGTTATGAGCAAACTTGGAATAGTAGAGTTGCAGAGATTTGATATAGATGGATATAACCCAGATTGTTAAAAGGAGTGATTATATGAAAGCTTATAATAAAATGAAAAGACCTAAAAATGTTTGGAGAAACAGAACAAATATGAGTTATACTTTCAACAAATATAAAAAAAGTGTTTCTAAATTTTGGGAAGCTGTAGAAAAACTTGAAAATTCAACTATGAAAATAAACTTTAGACTAACTTAAGAGGTTTCGACCTCTTTTTTTATTCCTATTAAAATGATATAATAAGCCTAGGAGGTGTCATATGGACTTTCAAGAGATAGCAGAAGAAAAGATTAGAATATACAGTAGACAATACAAGAAACTAGCAGATGAGTTATTAAGAGCCATACAGGACGAAACGCTATATCACAGCAACGGAACTATGAACAAGCTTAAGAAATTATCTCTATTAAGACAGTTACAAGAGATACTTGAAGCGTTAGGGAAAGTGGACAAAGAATTCATAAGATCTTTTGATGAAATATACAAGATTAACGCCGAGCAAGTTATAAAAGATTATGAAACTATGACAGGGAAAACAGTCCCTAAAGTTTCAGATTTCAACAGAATATCAGACAAAGACGTTAAGTTACTTGCTACAGACTTCTCAAAGACTATGGCAGGTGGTAGAGGGGCTTATTATACACAGTTATCAGCACAATTAAAGGTTTGGGATAATCAAAACAGAAGATTCATAGAAGACGCTACAGCAAAAGAGCTGGAAAATATCGTAGTAGGCGGAGACCCTAAAAAAGTTGCCATAAAAAGATTGATGGATAACTTGACTGACTATGGCATGACTTCATATAACTATATCGACTCAAAAGGGCGTATAAGACGTATTAACTTAGAAACCTATGCTGACATTCAAGTTAATTCAAAAATCGCTTATATCGTGAATAAGGGCGTTTCAGACGTAGGGGAGAAGTTGGGAGTAGAAAGGTATCAGTTCAGCTCACACGCTACACATTGCGAGCTATGCGCTATATATGCAGAAACTGACGGAGTAGGCAGAGTATATTCAATGTCAAAAGATGACAAGTACCCTTGGATAGGGGTCATACCAAATTTTTTAACTTATTTTTCCATACATCCCCGATGCAAACATAGAATCAGCTTGTATGTAGAAGAATACAGCGAAAGAGTAGAAAAGAATGAGAGGATATCAAAACTACCCTTCAAAGACCGCAGGAGTAAAGCTTCAAAGAAAAGATATGACAACATACAGAAATACCACGCTATCAAAAGAAGGAACAAAAAGAATCTGCTTGAAAGAAAATCTATTGAAAGCGTTGGAAAAGACAAAACAGAAAAAGACAAAAGGAAACTAAAGAGACTGAAAGAAACTAACACAAGGCAAAGAAGCAATATGAAAGAGCTTAAAGGTCAAGTTGAAAGATATGAAGAAAGTGGGGAGTTGCATTTTTAACCGCTATAAGCTATAATATTACTAATTAGTAATAAACTAGTTAAAAAATAATTTTGTGCGGTGGAAATCGTGCGGAATGGAGGAAAAATGTCAGAAATAACAAAAGAAGCAGTAATGGAGTTTATCAACTCAAATGAAGAAGTGCAAAATGAATTAAAATCTATGTACACAGTAGAAAAAGAAGTAACAAAAGAAGTGCCTGCACAAATTAACGATGAGGCAGTGATGGGATATTTGAAAGAGAATCAATCTTTGTCAGATAGACTATTCGATACTCATAGAAAAAAAGTGTATGGAAAATTGCTAGGAAAAGAAGAAATAACAGAAGAAGACTTGAAAACTAAATTTGTTCCTAGCTCACAATTAGAAGAATGGCAAGGGAAATATACAAACTTAGAAAAAGAATCTGTTATAAAAGACGTGTTAGGAAAAGAAACTTTTGAGAGTGTAAAAGATATCATAGCTCTTGATAAGATACAAAAGGGAGAAGATGGAAATTGGCAAGGGTTGGATATGTTGGAAAAATTAAAACCACAAACACCCAGACAGCCTAATACTCCACCTGCTTCGACACCTAATATTAAGACGGAAGAACAGAAAAAACAAGAAAAAGACGAAATTCTGCAATATAAAATGTTTAAAGGGGCTGGATTAAAAATCCCTGAACATTTAAAAAAATATGAAAAATAGGAGGAATAAAATATGGCGAATAATATAAGTGCAGCTTTGGGGGATAAGTTCCTACCAATTCTTGACGCTACATACCAAGCAGAAGCTAAGACGATTGATTTAACAGCTTCACCAGATATGATAAATTTTGTGGATGTAAATACAGTAAAAATGAGAAAAATGACAATGGACGGATTAGGGGACGTTGACAGAAACGGAGACTTGCCAAAGGGTTCTGTAACCGTTACAACTGAAACTCACACACTAGAAATAGATAGAGGTACTATATTCAATGTAGACCCTATGGACAATGAAGAAACTCAAGCTATAGCATTTGGACGATTAGGTGCTGAATTTTTAAGGACTAAGGTAATACCTGAAATGGACGCCTACAGATTTGCTAAGCTTTCTGGCTATGCAGGAACTACGGTTGTAGCAGACTTGACAGCTTCTACAGTTAAAACAGCTCTAGACACAGCATTAAACGCTATGGATGAAGCAGAAATACCAGAAAGTGATAGAAGAATTTATGCGTCTATAGAGGTTGTTTCTCTATTGGAACAATTGGACGCTTTCGACAAAAATGTAAATGTGATGGAAATTTCTGGGAATATAGGAACAAGAGTAACTTCTTACAAAGGTGTTCAAGTAATAAAAATACCTAGAACAAGATTTTACACAGCTATAACACTTAATGATGGGTCAAGCTCGTTTGGATATGTAAAAAATGTAACTACAGGTAAAGATATAAACTTCTTACTCGTGCACGTTCCAGCAGTTAGAGGTGCAGTTGTAAAATATAACCCTATGGACATCATTCCTGCTTCGGCTAATCAAACAGGTTATCAAGATATAATGAAATTCAGAGTTAATCATGACCTTTTCGTTATGGACAATAAAAAAGTTGGAGTTTACCTTCACCATAAAACAACTTAGGGGGTAGATTATGAAACATTCAATAACTAAAAACAACATAACTAAAACTTGTGATGATAGAAATGTCAATGAATATCTTAGAAGAGGGTGGAAATTAGACGGAAAAACAGAATCAAAGTTAGTTGTTAAAAAATCAGAACTAGAAGAATTAACAGTTAAGCAATTAACAGAAAAAATAAACGAACTAGGAGTAAACCCAAAAAGTTCAAGCACAAAATCTGATTTGATAGATATACTTATTGAATTAGAAAAAGGGTAGGTGGTCTAAATGGCTTACGCTACTATAGAAGAAGCAAACAACGTATTAGGTGATGACTGGGCTGTAGATGATACAGCAAAGCAAAATGCACTTAATATAGCTACAATCAAGATAGATTCAATAATGACTGGCTTTGGAAATGATTTGGTAGAGGGTCAAGAAAATGTATTTCCTCTACTGAATCAAACATATGTACCTGCTCAAATTAAGTATGGATGCATATACGAAGCTGGAGCAATAGCAAGCGGAAAGCAAGATTTGGTATTTCTTACAGCTGGGCTTAAGTCTGAAAGTACCTCTAGTGCTTCTGCTTCTTATCAAGATAGTAACTTGAAATATCAAAAATACTCTATGTTCTATTCAAAGAATGCTATAGACTTCATATATTCTTGGATTCCAAAAGCTTCTATGATAGGAAAAGAGGTGACTTAGTATGGGGCTTGCTACTAGGTTAGGTCATATGGTTACAGATATAACCTTGTGGGAGTTATCAAGTTCAGGAAATCCTTATGAGGACGGATGGACAAAGAAATTAATACAAGGCGAGTTCATAGAAAAGACTAGAAAAACACTTGACAAAACAGGTTCAGAAGTTACAAGTTATGCAAGATTTGTAATTAGCGAAAAGCTTGATATCAAAGAAAAAACTTACAAGCTAGAGTTAGGACATTCTTTAGGTGCAGAACCTTCTAAGGAAGCGTACAAGCCTATCTCATCACAGAGTAGCCCAACGATGGCTGAGGTTAGAGCTGGTATCGAGGGGAGCGAGTGGATAATCTATGTATAAAAATTTAGATAATTCAGTTATAAAAAAAATGTTAGAAACAACAATTAATGAAATAAACAAAGCAGGCGAAATGGTTTTGACAGAACAGATAATACCAGTTACACCAATTGATAATGGAGATTTGAGAAAATCTCTTGACACAAAGCACATGAACAGAAAACAAATGTTTTTTTATTGGCGGTCAAGAGGAAATCTAGCACCTTACAATCTTAAGGTTCACGAGTGGTTAAATCCTTCTCCTAGATGGAGCGAACCAGGGACAGGAGCTAAATATCTTGAAAATCCCGTTATAAATCATGCTGGTAGATATATGCAAAAGGCAATAAAAAGGGGGCTAAAATTAAATGGCTTCTAATCTGATAAAGATTCAAAAATATATGTGGGATAACTACAATATTCCGATTCTAGTAGGTTCTTACAGCTCAGAAACTGAATGTACTTGTCTTAACGAATACAACGGAGCAGATACAAGCAATCTAACAGGTGAGGAATATGTACAGTTATTTGTAAGAAGAACAGATACAAATTCAAGCAAAGCATATGAAAAAGCAAAAAGCGAAGCAACGGACATAATAAGAAAAATAAGAGAATGTACTGACGTTATGAATATAAACACTGTGATGTTGGGGTTTAATAATAACAGCTATGAGTACGTTTATAATTTTAGAATCAATAGAGGAGGGATATAATGGCAGATACTTGTAACGGCTTGACAGCAAGGCAGGCTCAAGGGCAAAGAGGATTGTTCATTCTTGCTAATTCTCAATTTGTCAAAACGGCTGTTGAAAAATATGCAGAAGTCAAAGACAATGATGAATACACAGCTGGAGGAACTATTCAAAAAGCTATACCAAAGGCTATAGAATACACAGGAACAAGTGCTACAAACACTTTCACTGTAACTGGAGTTGATGTTACAGAAGAATTTCCCGCTGGACACTATGTGGCCTTATACACAAAAGCTGATTTTGACGCAATAGACAACTATACAACAGATACAACTCTTAAGTGGTATAAAGTTGAATCATCTGCATTCACTACAGATACAGCGGTTGTATTGAATGCAACAATAGAAGGAACACCAGATACAGCAGTACCTTTTGAGAGCAGATGGCAAGAAGTTTGGGGGATATCAGAGGTTGGATTTGATTTTGGGAGTGCTGATATAACAACAGATACAAATTTATCTGGTGCAGTTGCTACAAACTTACCGGGGAAAATCACGGCTAATCCTAGTTTATCAGGGTTCTATATGCCCAACCTACCTTCTCAAGTTCAACTTGAAAGGCTTATGTTTAATGTTGGATGTCCTGTTCAAGCTATAATTCCAAGAGGAAGAGGTGCAAACGAGGTGTTTTATCAGGGTTCTTTCTTAGTCAAGACATTCTCAGATGGTGGAATGATAGACGGAACGTCTGCACAAACATTAACAGGGGAAATGCAGGCAAAAAATGCTGGGGTTTGGAAGCAATTTGTAACAGCTTTAGATTTTGAAACAGCAAAAACAATAAAAGAATATTAAAAATTGAATAGGGGCTTTTTTAGTCCCTGTTTTTTATTAGGGGGATTTATGGAAAATAAAGAAAACATAGATTTATTTAAATTGAAATATGTATATACAATAGGCAGTTTGAAGAAACTACAAGAAATGCACGAAAACGGAGCTTTGGAATTGAAATTAGATAAAGATTTCAACGAAGTTATAGCAAGAGAAGTATCAAAAGAAATAGATGTGGCTTTGTGCGTGCTGTGGGCTTGTCAAGTCGATACAGATTATCCGCTTGAGTTTTTCTATAAGGAAGCTTATAAAATGCCTCAATCAGTCTCTAACGAGCTTAAAAAGTTGTGCTATTATGCAGTTAGGCTAGGTTTTGACCCTGTGGGTTTCATGAAAGCTCACAAGGAGTGGGCAGAAAAAACAATAGAGAAGTTGAAGAACAAAGAACAAGCGACTATGTAGATATAAAAGATTTATATGTAAAATTTTTGAAAAAAAACTTTGTAAAACTAGAAGATTTTCTGAAACTTACATTTTTCGAGGTTAACAGTAATATAAAAGCTTATAACGAAGCTTATGAAGATACTTTGTTGGCTTTTGAAGGTCTAGCAAACATAACTGGAATGACTGGTTTTTCAAGACTTAAAGAGCCTATTGTATGGGTAAAAAGAAAAAATAAAATCAAAATAGAAAGTGAGCAAGAAAAATTATTACAACAATACAACAGCTTATTTTTGAACTAAGAAAGGAGGTACTATGCAAGGACAAAAGGTAGCTGATATATTCGCTAGTTTCGGGCTAGATGACAAGAAATTACAGCAAGGTTTGAAAAATGCAGATAAAGCCATAGAAAAGACTGACAAAAAGATAACAGAAACCAAAACAAACGTTTTTAGTTTGGAAAATGCTTTCGTTTCTCTAGGTAAAACTGTTGCTAAATATTATGTTTTGGAAAAAATAACTGAAAAAACATTTGAAATAGCAAGAGCTTCTGTAAAATTGGCTGGAAATATGAGAGAACTGGATAACGTGTTTGATGTTTTTTTGAACAAATCTTCAGAAAAGTTCATACAAAAATCAGACCAGTTGGCAAATAAACTAGGGCGTTCTGAATACCAAATACGTAAAATGACTTCTGGTGGTCTAGCTTTGGGTAAAGCTATGGGAAAATCAGGTGAAGAAATTGGAGATGTAGCTTTGCAAATCTCGGAGCTGGCTGTGGATTTGGCTTCTTTATATAATACAGCAGATGACGAGGCGTTCGTAGCTATAGCTGCCGCCTTAAGGGGAGAACAAGAACCTTTGAGAAGGTTCAGTATACTTCTATCAGACGCAACGATTAACCAATATGCACTTGCCAAAGGCTCTAGGGTTTCTACAAGGGAGATGACAGAACAACAAAAAGCAATGTGGCGTTGGAAGTTTATACTAGAAAACTCAAAAGAAGCTCAAGGGGACGCTGTAAGAACTCAAAAACAATTCGCGAACCAACTTAGAGTTATGAAAAGTAATCTACAAAACGTAAGGGTGGCAATAGGCGAAGAACTTATAGACCCTTTAACACAAGCTCTTATAGTTATGAACGAATTCATAAAAGCTTCAAAAGAAAAAATAGAAATCAAAGCCGATACAGATTTTACAGACATACTAAAAACAATGGCTTCAAAAACATTTATAGCAACTCTTAAATCCCCTTTTCAATTTGTTGGAGACATAGCCGAGCTTATAATGGGAGCTGGGAAAGCCGCAGGAAAAGCCTTAGATATAATAACCAGACCGTTTGTAGACGCTGTGAAACAATACAAAAAAATAGGCGTATATTCACCTGACTACAAAGGCAAAGAATATACTGCTAGGACCGATGAATGGGTAGCTAGAGGGAACGCTTACATAATGGAAGGCATAAAGCAAGAAGAATTAAAAGACGCACTTTTAGAAAGCTTGATTTTAGAGTTCGGAAAGATAGATGAGTTTGCAAAATTAACTGGCATGAGTTTCGAGGACAACTTAGAATCGAAAATGGAAGCCGTGGACAAAATAATCAAAGAAGCAGTAGAAAAAGGAGAAGCAGAGGAAAAAACTAAAAATATTTTATCTTCTGTGAGAGACAATATAAAAACTCAACTTTCTTTGTTAGACGAAGAAGAAGAGGCAAAAGAAAAAGAGGAGCTGTTGCTCAAAGAAAAAAGACAAAAAGCAAAACAAAGAGCAAAAGAAATAGAAGATGAAATTGAACTAGAAAAAGCAAAAGCAGAACAAGACAAAAAAAGAGCTGAAACGCTAGAAATCCAAAAAGAAACCTTAAAAGCTGAAGAAGACCTTGAACAAGCTAAGAGAGAGCTATATTACGAAGGCTTGAACGCTTCAAAAGAATTGATTTCTCAATTTGAAGGTTTAAGCACAGAAGAAGCTTACAAAAAATTTAATGAATTATCAAGAGAATTTTCTATGCTTTTTGAATTATCTAAAAACGCAGACCCAGAAGTTCAAAGATATTATTCTGAAATGTTAGACGCATTAGCTCCTGCATTTGACGACGCAACCAAGGAAGCTGAAAAAAACATAAAAACAAACAAAGATTATGCTAAAACTCTTTCAGACGTAGCAACAATAACCTCAGAATTATCCACTCTTTTTGGAGATGACCTTCTTGGTTCTATGTCAATGTTAATGAACCAAGGTGCAAGTATGATGGCTAACTGGGGGACAGCAGGAGCATTAGGGCAAGCGGGAATGGTTATGCAAGGCGCTACTATGGTAAAAGGCATAGTTGATAGCTTCAACGAAAGCGACATAGGAAAGAAACAAGCAGAATCTACAGAGAGATTTGAAGAAGCTGTATCTAACTTTCAAAAAGCTGTAGACGACTTGAGTATAGGTCAAAAAATATCTTTCGCACAACTTGAAAGACCCTCTAATCTTGCAGGTATAATGGCTGGTACAGGTAGCTCTGCTTCCACAGAGTTAAATTGGGAAAATTTCTTAAAGCCAGGCGGGATAGCGTTACAAGGTATAGTTGACATGCTCGGGTTTGGAAAAGCAAAAAACGCTTCTATTGACACGACAGCACTTAAAGAACAACTTGCAGGAGCAGGCTATGGAGATATAGACGTTGACGCAGTAATGGGCAAATATGCTCAATACGGTTCTTATAGAACGTGGTACGGTAAGAAAAAGTCATATATAAGCGGTTATGATGTTGAAGGAGCTATGACAGAGATACAAGCCTTAATAGATGACGCTTGGCAACAAAACCTTGACAATTTCAAAGAAGCTGTAGGGCTTATGTCTTCTGACTTCTCGTCTCAATTCGCTTCTGTATTCAAAAGTGGAGGAGACGCAAAAACAGCACTTGACGCAATGCTTAGGGACTCGTTCTCAAAATCAGTATTCTATTCGGAAGCTTTTGAAAGTCTAGGAGATCAGCTAGGGGACAAATTTTCTGATATAATATTTGATGAAGTAGACTTGAACATAGGCGACGTATCAGGAATGAGTTTTGAAGAAGCTTACGAAACTATGCTAAAGTTATATGAAGATACTACAGGAAGTCTTAATGAAGAATTTGAAAAACTAGGAATAGCTGTAAGTGATGTAACTGATGAAATGGAAAGTTTGACAGCATCTACAGAAAATCTTCCTTCATTCTTAAGAATAGCCCCAGCTACGACACAAAGCTATATGAATGCAGACAACAGACAAACTATAGTCAACATAGAAAATAATTATTCGGATGAATTTCCTGATAAGGTTATGGACATAATTAACAGAAATAACTATATTTCTACTGGTAATTTGATGGGAGGTTACAGATGAGCTTAAAACTTTATTCAGATGATTTTGTAACTCTAGCTATAGAAACGCCTTCATATAGCTCTATGACGTCTAGGACGACAAATCAGAGAGAATTAACATATAATTTCAACACTAATAAGGATTATATTGTTCAAAGGCTTGAGAATTTCATTAATTTCAGAAATTCAACACAGACTTTCAATATATCTCAAAATGTTAATAACAAAAATATAGGCGATTATACTTGTGCGGTTCTAGATACTGTGCGAGGTTACAAATTCTATGCTAGAATAGAAATGAATACAGAAGAAAACGAGAGTACAAGATTTTTTTCTGACAATGGAAAATGGCAGAGTGGAGCTAGAACCTTCTCTCTGACTTTGACGGAGGTTGAAGTATGAGAATAATTAAGAACGAGTACAAAATAATAAAGGCTGATGGTTCGGAGGTTATCGACGTAACGAACGAGGTTGTTAATTCAAGTCTAAACAAAGGTTCTGTACTAGAGCTTGGGAACGGATACACTGATAACCCAGTCGCAACTATGAGCCTCACACTTAAGAATACTAATGATAAGTTATATAGCCCGCATTTCAAAGCTAACAAGGTTAAATATGCTTTCGAATATGAGTTAACAGGAGCGGGTACAGATATTTACGGTTCGCCTTTCAAGAATACTATAAAAGTTGTTAGTTTTGATGACGAATACACAGCGAACTGGATAAAAGGACAAATAATGTTCAATAAGCCAGTTCCTGCTGGTGTTGTAGTCAAGATTGGAATAACCTACATAGACACAACAGAACTTAACCCTTTAAACCATTTGCCTTTAGACATATACAGCCCTCTTATAAGCGAGGGCAACATATGTTATAGAAATCAATATACTATAGATACAGAAAACACTCTGTTAAAGCTTAAAGGAAACGGTACGAATTTTATACCTTTTGAATTTGGAGGAGTCGTAAGAAATTATAAAGTTTTAACTGTAGTAAAACACACAGGTGGAAAAAGTCTTGAATATATATACAACCTATCTCTTGAAGATTTTTACTCTAAAAGCCTAAAAGAGTTGTTCGGAGACTTCGATACCTCGCCTGTTGCTTATGTAGATAGATACGAGATATATGATGACGTATTATTTACAATGTCACTCGAGGATATATACGCTATGAGTTTGGAGGATATCTACAGCACCAAGCTAGAAGACTTAGAACATAGAATATATTTCAATAGAGTTATAGAAGAGGATGAATATATATTTATAGCGGTTCAAAAAGAATCTATAGTAGAACAAAATTTAAAATTTTATGGAAAAATAACAAATGCTGTTAACTCTGATATAGAAACTTGTAGTTTGGAATGTAAGGACTTGTCTTATGACTTACAAAACGTAGGTTTGGAACAAGCAGATTTCAGACGATATTTTTCTAACAGAGATGAGACAGAAAAGATATATACTCTTGAGGAGAAATTAAGATTTGTCAATGTTGTTAATAATTCAATAGTTACAACTTATAACGACTTGCCAGTTTCGGCTGTAGGCGACACTTTTGAGCTGTATGACGGACAAGATTATTTTGAATGTATCGTTACAGTTTTCAATTCAAGTAAGAATATAGAGTTTAGCTCTACAAAAACAGTTGAGAATGGAGAATACTCTGTATATATAAGAAAGTATGAGTTTTCATTGGAAAATTTCATACAAAATTGTCTTGATGACGCAACACTTAATTATAATTTATTTGTCAAAAACTTTTCGGAGTTCCAAGTGATACCGAAAGAAGCGGACCTGCAATACGGCAATCTTTGGTCCGTGCTACAATCTATGGTAACCAAAATAGGGATGTTCTTAGGTTTTGAGTACACAAAGTCTACAGATACATATTACAACTATGACGGAACTTCAAAACAGGGTACAGATAGTTACGAGCTTGTAATCAAGAACCTAACTATAGAGCCTGCTTTGACAGGAAAATATAGTATCAATGAAAAAGACGTGGAAAAACAAACTACATTTTCAGCGAACGGACTGCAAGTAGTCAACAGCTACACTATCAAATACTACTCGGCAGAAACGGACCAGTACGAAACCGAAATTGTAGATGATACAATAAAATCTGTTCATTCTGCTATAGTTGTAAGCGAGAAAAATGTTATTGTAACAGATGAGCTTTTAAATCTCGGAGATATGATAAGGATTGGATTAGAGTATAGAAAAGTTACCCAAGTCATAGATTCTCAAACTTATAGAGTTAATCTACCTTTCACAAATGCAGGTACATTTGATTTGTATATCCCCACAGGCTCTATACTCAAATATGGACTAAAAAGAGCTTCTATAACTCAAGATAATACCTCTGAGATAGATACGAAAGAGGAAGCTATAAGGTTTGGGGCTATATGCCTGTCACAATCCTTAGATTCATACGCAACTTACAAAATGACAGTACTAACAAAACATTATCCAAATATCCAAAATTTTGATACTCTGAAAATCCATATGCCTAGATTTAACTTGTTAAATAAAAATATGGTAGTTCAATCGGTAGAAGAAACAAACGACAGAACAACTTTCACTCTTAACGAGATATTAAGGGTTGGGAAATGGAAGTACTATAATATGAGGACTGAAACAGGTTCTAACAAAATAACTACTTCCGAGGACATAGGAACTAATGACAAATTCCCTCCTGTAACGAATCTAACAGCTCAAGAACCCGCTATTGACAACGCAGGAGGTTATCAAGTGTTTACAAGGGTTTCTTGGAATAATCTCGTTGGGCGTAATGTGGTAAGTTACGAGCTACAATATAAGAAAGAATCAGAAGATTGGGAAACAGCAGAAAAGATGATGATAAAATCTAACTCTACAAAAGTTATATTGAAAGAGCAATCTGTATATAACATAAGAGTCAAGGCAACAGGTAAAGAGCAACTCGACGGAGAATGGGCAGAAACAAGTGTTGACAGTTCTAAATATTTTGTTGTAAATCCGATAGAAAATAGGACTTGGTATATAAGGCTTTTTGAAGGGAATGACATAGATGAGTATTTCACACAGTTTGACAAGTTAGGATATACAGTTAGTGAGCTAGATGAAGCTATAGACAGCATAGAAATAGTTCCTAATTCTGTTTTTTTTGGTGAAAGGTCTATACTGTGGGAAGAAAGGTTGATAGACACTTCAAGGGTTGGATTACAACAAGAAATCTTAGACAGAACTATAACTTTAAAAAATCTTTATATAAGACCGATTTTAAATGGTTTTTATAAATTAAAAGGCTTGTTTACTGGTGAAAGTTCTGGTGTAAGTTATTTAACTTCAGCTTTAAGTTTGGATAAATTCAAAAATATAGACGGATTTTCTTATGACACGATTTTTAAAGGCTATAACAATATTTACTGCGCGGTATACGCCAACCCTATTGATAACACATTAAAAGTTGTAAAAAACATAAAATTTCTATTAGAAAGAGCAAATTATGATTCTTCTTATGAAAGTTTTGGAGTTACAGGTGTGTACGGAACATCTTCCGTTCCTTTGAACAAAAGCAAGATAATATTGGAAAATATTTTTGTAGAACATTCTGGTTTTGATGGTAATTGGTTTAATATAGGGTTTTTTTACTGTAGCAAAATAAGGAATTGTTGGTCCAAAGGGGCTAAATTTGGTTTTTGGGATTGTACAGATTTAGTAGGAAACTTAGCTGAAGATTCTATCGATAACGGATTTCATGCTTGTTATCTAATGAGCAGAAATACAACCAAAAACTGTGTGGACAAATATCGATCTTGTTTCGCTTCTTTGTCTGTAGACCCTACATACCTAATCCCAACCAATGGTGGAGATAACCCCAACGCAGGCTTTAACACTTGATATTAAAGGTGTTTTGTGGTATAATGTAACATAGCTTTAACCAAGCTAAATAAAAAAAAGAGGTGATAATATGAAAAGTTTAGTAGAAGTTAAAAAAGGGAAAATATTTTGCAAAAGCAATATGGTAGCCAATTTGTTTGAAAAAAGACACGACCATGTTTTGAGAGATATTAGAGAAATAATTAAAAATTGTAGTAAAGAATTTTCGCTCCCCAATTTCGAGGAGTCAACTTATAAGGTTAGAGGTAAAGAATATCCTTGTTATAATCTTACAAAAGACGGATTTACAATGTTGGCTATGGGATTTACTGGAGAAAAAGCAACGCAATTCAAAGAACTTTATATAAATAAGTTTAACGAAATGGAAAGAATAATAACTAGTCAACTTATGGCAAGGTTAGAATTTAAAGATTTAACAAATAACATTCAACTTGCACATGAAGAGCCTAAAAATTATCATTTTTCTAACGAGTTAAATATGATAAACAAAATAGTTTTAGGTGTTAATGCTAAACAATTTAGAGAACTAAAAGGCTTGGAAAAAGGCGTTAGTATAAGACCTTATTTAACAGAGGGTCAAATAAAAGATATTTTGTTGTTACAAAGAATAGATACTGGGCTAGTATTAGCTATACCAGACTACTATGAAAGACAAAAAATGTTAAAAGATTTATACAATAAAAAATTAAAAAAATTAGAAGAAAAAAATCAACTAGAGGGCTAGACCCTCTTTTTTCTATAACTTGAAATTATTACTAATTAGTAGTAAAATAAAAAGAAAGGAGGGAAATATGGCAAACGGAAAAATACAAGAAGGAATAGATTATCAAAAAGACCCTTTAACAGGGAAAGACGGTCTAGGTTCGATACAGTCAAATATAGCAGAAAAAGGGTTACAAGGTCTTAGGGATGACACAGCGTCAATGATGGCAGATAAGTCCCCTACAGGGTATAAGGAGATTAGAGACCTTACAGGAACAGGTGGCATCATAAACACAGCTAATCAAATTGTTAGAGACCACACAGGGAAGGTGTGGGCTTATACAGGCACTAGCTCTACTTGGGTAGATAACATAGGTTCTGGGGAGGTAGACGGAGATTGGGTTAGGTGTAGCTCGGAATGGTTGGCTAATATTCTTCCTAACAACGCAGGTTCAAAAAACAGCAGATATAGAGGAAAGTATTTAGGCACTTCTTACACTGCAGAACAACAACAAGCTGTTGCAAGTGGTACTTTTGAAGGACTAGAAATAGGGGATTATTGGACGATTGGGGGCGTAAACTGGAGAATAGCTTGCTTTAATTATTATTTGCGTACAGGTGATACAACAGAATTAACAACTAATCACATAACTATCATTCCTGACACTGCGCTGTACAGCCACGTTATGAACGACACCAACACAACTGTTGGTGGCTACGTTGGTTCAAAAATGTACACCGAAGGTTTAAATCAAGCAAAAACTATAATTAATAATGCTTTCCCAAGCAGAGTATTACAACACAGACAACTTCTGTGTAATGCAGTCGCAAATGACAAGGCAAATGGTTTTGCTTGGTATGATAGTGAAGTAGAGCTAATGAATGAAAATATGATATATGGAGGGAATGTATTCGGGAGCAGTAACCTGGGAGGAAGTTCGGGGTTTAATGCTGGGCTTGGAAAAAGTCAGTTACCTCTGTTTTCATTCCGACCAGACCTAGTTTCAATAAGACAAATATTTTGGCTTAGAGACGTTGTTTCTGCTACTTATTTCGCTCGTGTGGGCGACGATGGCGGTGCGCTTGCTCACGTTGCGTACTTTGCTCAGGGTGTTCGCCCTGCTTTCTCAATATACTAAGGAGGTAAAATATGAAAATAAAATTACAAGATGGTCAAGTTATAGAAAATTTAACACTTAATGGAAACAACTATATTTCAAAAAAAATAATTGATTCTTCTATATTTGAGA